TTTTATACTAGTACTTCTAATCAACTTCCGGCTATTCCTTTATCCGCCTTACCATTCCGTGCGTATGAAGCTTATTACAACGCTTTTGGTCGTGATATTCGCAACAACCCTTTCATTGTTAACGGTAAGCCTGAATATAATAAATACGTTCCCTCTATGAAAGGTGGTAATGATACATATAAGTATCAATTACATTACGCTAATTGGGAACCGGATGCTTATACTACTGCCCTGCAATCTCCACAGGCAGGTATTGCTCCTCTTGTAGGTATTACATCTCTTGGCGAAGCGACTTTCAGAGATGCTTCCGGTACTGAATATCATGCTCAGCTTGAAACTGGAGATGATGGTGATACTGTTACAGGCTTTCAAGTTAAGAGTTCTAACGCTCCTGCTGATGTTGTCCGCAATCTTATTGGTATGGCTACATCTGGTGTTTCCATTTCTGACATTCGAAATGTTAACTCGCTGCAACGTTTCCTTGAAATCCGCATTCGTCAATCTCCGCGTTATAAGAATCTTGCAAAAGGACTTTTTGACGTCGATTTGGATTATGATGAACTTATGATGCCTGAATTTCTTGGTGGAATTTCTGACACTATTCCTGTGTATAAGGTAACTCAGACAACTCCCACCGAAGGAAATCCCTTAGGTAGCTTTGCTGGTCAAGGTTCACTCCAATCTGGTATGCGTCACGTTATTCGTAAATATTGTCCTGAAGATGGTTATATTCTTGGTGTTATGTCCGTCGTTCCTGCTGCGAATTATTCTCAGCTTCTCGCTCCGCATTTCACTCGTATGAACCTTTTGGATTGGCATTTCCCGCAGTTCAATAACATATCTTATCAACCGATGTTGTATAAGCATCTGTGTCCTTATCAGGCTTACGCTGTAAACCCCGCAAATATTAACAATGTGTTTGGTTATCAGCGTGCATATTGGGATTTGATTGCCTCATTTGACGAAGTGCATGGTGAATTCCGTGGTTCCATGAGAAACTTCCTTATTAATCGTGTATTTGATAAGGCTCCTGAATTATCTAAGGACTTTTTGCTCGTAAATCCTGACCATGTTAATGATGTATTTGCTATGACATCGGAAAATGGTGATAAAATTCTGGGTAGTATTGCTTTTGATATTACTAAGAAAACAACTATACCTCGTAACTCAATTCCTCATATTGAATAATTATGAAACAAGTAGTAATTCATGCTTGGAACACGCATACGTGTACATGTACTCGAAAACCGGGAGAACTTCCTGTACGTGGTGACCTTGCTTACACTCCCGCTCAGATGTATGAAGCTGCTAAAGCTGGTGTACCTATATCTTCTCAGAATATTTCGCAGTTACCATCAAGTGATTTTACTGACGAAGAGTCTTGGATAGTTCCTGTCGAATATCGTCGTGGACAGGATATAGCTGATATTTGGAATGCCCAACGTGATGCTCGCGCTAAAATTGTAGCCGCTTACAATGAAAAGCGTAAACAATTAAAGTAATGGGAAAATTCTTTGCAGGTGCTGGTAGTGCGCTTATTGGTGGTGCACTTTCCGGCATCTCTAATTTATTTGGTGCTCATTCTCAGAATCAATCTGTTGACAAACAGCTCGCGGCGGCGCGTGAAGAAGCTGAGAAAACACGTAAGTGGCAAACCTCTGAGCGTGAAGCTCAAAATGATTGGAACTATAAACTTTGGCAGGCTAATAATGATTATAATACGCCTGCTGCCGTTCAAGCTCGTTTAAAGGCTGCTGGAATTAATCCCGATTTGTATGCTACGCAAGGAGCTCTGCAAGGTTCGTCTGTTCAAGCGCAAGGAGGTCACACACCTTCCGGCCCTGTTGCTGATACTTCTGCATGGAATCGTTATAGACCTCTTGGTACTGTTGCTTCTCAGGCTCTTGCTGATACCGCTCTATCTGCTCAGGTTGCTAAGACTAATGCAGAAACTGAAGGTCAGAAACATACGAATGACATTCTTTCGTCTGATGCTTCATTTAGAGATGCTTTCAATCAAGGTCAACTGGATACTATGGAGAGCGTTATTCTTGTTAATAATAGTAAAATTAAACTTAACGATGCACAGGCTTCTCAGGCTCGTAGTATGGTTGAACAAATTAACGCTTCTATTAAAAAGATACAATCTGAGGTAGACCTTTTGATTTCGCAAGCTGCTGATGTTGACGACCGTATTTGGGAACGTCATGTTCGTGTTGCTTTGGATGCATATATTGAACATGGTAAACTTAAGAATCTTGAAGGTCAATTAAAGGTATCTGAGGGACAACTTAGGCTAGCTTTTCAAGAGCTTTCTGGCAAATTACCTCTTATGAAGTCCCAGGAAAAGCTTAATGATGCTTTAGCTTCGTTCTATCAAGATTTGGGTTTTAAAGTAAATGCAGAAGAGGCTCGCCTTCGTTTTGATTTGTCTCAGGATATGAATTGGGATGATTTTGAACGTGTTATGCAACAAATACACGCTATTTTCGGTGATGTTGCACAATTCATACCTTTTGCGAATCCTCGGACAAGTAATTCAGGTAAACCTCGTGAAAAACATGAGACTAAAAGTTCTGACGGAAAATCTAAACATACTTATTGGGATTATTATGATTAATTAACACGGAACTTTTGGTAAATAACTAGAGAATGTCTATCTTTGTACTGTTGAAAGTAACAATATTATTAACCTTTAAAACATTACATTATGGACATTCTTTTGCAGTATTTAAACATTAGAAAACAGAAGCAGGAATTTGTAAGAATTACAGGTGTACCTTGTAACTCTATTTGTCAATCTATCTCTCAGGCTTTTGGAATAAACATAGCTGACAGAGCTTTGGATTTTACAGGTTATATGGAACAGACTTACTGTTCTAATTATTTGCTTACAGGTATAATTGATGCGAAGTATTGTAACCGCATGTCTCGTGCAGTATTCTCTTACGTTGACTTTTGTCAACTAACTTGTGGACTGGGTGAAAACATCCAGCATTGACTAACTTGATATATGTAGCACAACTGACACATTGCTCAGCTTGTGTGAAAGATTTGAATGAGCAGCTCTTTTTGAGCTGCCTTGCCCAATAACAATTATAAGGCTACAGCCCTACGAAGTTTCCAACTTCGGTTTGCGTTCTTATCCATTCTGTCCCTTACTTCATCGCAAACATCAAAGCATATTTTTCCTTTTTTCTTTCGAGACGTGCAATAAAACAATGCGTAGGGAAAAATAGCGTTTGGCGTTCTGTGGTAAATGATGTTAAACAAAGCGTAGCGACTTTAACATCATTTGGCTCAGGTTGATAAACGATATTTTTAACTACACTTTATCTTTGCACATCTTGAGAGATTAAAGGAAATTATGAAATCGTGAGCTCGGTAGAGCGAACACCTCTCTGCCATCTTGGATGGCGCCGGAATTCATTGCGTAACGAAGTGAAGCGCGTCAGGGATAGGAGCGAGTATCGGCGAAGCCGATTTGTTTGAGCGGATAGCCCGCCCGGACGCCCAAATAAAAAAAAAAAATTATGCAGAACATTTTGTGTGAAAAACCTAAATATATCTTAAATCCCGCTTTCAAGCAGGCCGTTTTACAAACCGGAAAATTTGTTTACAATGGTGACGAAGAATTTGTACCTGAAATGCGTCTCGCCGCATGGCGCTGGAACTTCCCATTCGCTCGTTTCTCTCCAAAAGGCATTGATTTTGAGAACCTTGCATGCTGGCAAGATTCTTATTACACCACTGACCGTGATGGTGATGTTGTACCTATGTTTCTGGCAATTCCGTGTCGGAAATGCGCCTTGTGTCGAAAACGTAATGCCCGTGAATGGATGTTTCGCGCTGTTGCGGAAACCCAACACAGCCGCACGGTACCTTACTTTATAACGCTGACTTATAACAACTTACATCGTCCTTCTGACGGTGTTAACAAAGAAGATGTACAAAAATTTCTTAAACGTTTGCGTCAAATTCTTGCTAGAGACCATGGTTTTACTGAGGAAATTCGGTATTTTGCCGCCGCTGAATATGGAAGCCATACGAAACTGCCTCATTATCACCTTATTCTGTGGAATATGCCTATTGCTTTCAGCGCTATGGATGTTTATAAGACTGTTTTACAGGCTTGGTCTGTTCGAAAACGAGTTTATAATAAACTTACTCATCGCTTTGATTGGAATTATCTAGGTGAACTCGGTTTTGTTTACTGCAAACCTTGTACCCAAGGCGGTATTCAATACTGCATGAAATACATGCGTAAAGAAAGTGACATTCCAAAAGGCTGTAACCCAACGTTTTACCTGTCCTCCCGTCGTGGTGGAGGTCTTGGTTACAAGTGGTGTCTTGACCATGTACTTTGGTTTTATCAACACCCTGATGTTCTTACTATTGAAATTGTGGATAAATTTACAGGTGAACGTTTTACATCATTCATCCCTTCATACTTCCGTCGAAAACTTTATCCTACGCCTTCCTTACTTGTTCGGAAAGAAATACGCGATACCATCCAGCTTGTTGATTATTTTCTATCCGTTCGTGCATGTCTCTGGCAACTACGTCTCGGTATGGCTGATAAGGAAGTGAATGTTACACGTAAATATCTCCATGAAAAATTTCCGTTTTACGATTTTGACACCTGTGTAAACCGCTTTCCTCGCTTTATTATGGATAATGCAAGACAATTCTCTGCTTGTTACAAAGAAGACAGTCTGTTGGTAATCGAGAACATTCTTGACCCTATGCTTACTATGCTAAACGAGTATGAATTTGACACTAGTTTTTACAAACAGCTTACCTCTGCGAAACGAGAACATCAGATGTTTGTCAGTCAAACAATGTCAACGCAACCCGAGATAGATATAACTTATGTTAAATATAAGGTAGATAGTGAGAATATTCTTGCTATTTACAAAGAAACTTTGTAACTATGCCGTACATTTATGCGAAGATATATCCGAAGGTGTTATTACAATATGAAGAAGATAAGATAACTTATCGTACTTTTGAGACACTGGATGAGTATATTTTATTTGTGAATTTCGAACTACCCGGGCTCATGCAAGATGATTTCTTGGTAGTTTTATCTAATAATTTTTGTTTCACTTAAAAATTTTTACATTATGGTAAAGTTAAATGTAGATTGCTGTTCAGTTACAGCGCAAGACAATGAACCTCGTGTTACTTTTACAACTCGTAAGTTCCTTTCTGCTCAGGAAGAGATGCCTATTATTGTTGTTGTTCGTGAACACGTCCCTCTTTCTGCTGCCATGCAGCTTATCGTTACTGACCGTCAATTACCGGACGGTATGTATGAACAATATCTTATTGAACCGGAAAATGACTAAGCAGCAGATTTACAAAATCATAGAGCACGCGACTACTTTCATTCTTGGAGTAGCCGCGGCTATTCTCTTGGATAGCTGTACAGCTTCGATGTCTTTGTTCTGGAAAAACCAGAATTCTTCTCAAGATACGCAACAGTCTACTACTACGCGTATAGATACTTTGAAAACTCCTGACATTAATGTTAATTTTTGATTATGGCAAATATATTCCGTAAAAAAGATGCTTACATCGACCGTGTCAATCGCTCCACCTTTGACCTTTCGTTTGTGAACAATCTCACAATGAAATTCGGTGCTATTACACCCGTGTGCTTGCTTCCTGCGTCATTTGGTGATTCGTTCCAGATAAATGCTCGTTTCAATTTGCAATTGCTTCCGACTGTGTTTCCGATACAAACTCAACTTTATGTACGGTTGCATTTTGTCTATGTTCGTACTCGTACTCTTTGGGAAGATTGGATGGAATTCTTTGGTGGTGATGAGACTGTTACACCTCCCTGGATAGACCCTACTGCCGAAGATACTCCGCAAGGACGTCAACAATTTAATATTGCAGATGACTTGCAGACAGGAACACTTGCTGATTATCTTGGTATACCTACGACGATTACTGGGTCTTATTCCCGTGAATACGAATCTAATAAGGTAGGCTATGATAGATTGAAAGGTATTACTTTTTCTGACTCTATTAAGAGCACTCCCATTGTTGAACACCCTGTTTTTCCCGTTCAGCAAGTTTTTGGTTCTCCGGATGCTTCCATTGCGGATTTTTATACCCGTCTATCTGATAAATCCTTATCAGAGATTTTTATAACGAATGACTGGGCTGGTCCTACTGT